TAATATAGGATTGTAACTTAATATACACATGAGGTTCATGGTTAAACCTCTTAACAAAGAAAGGAGAAAATATGTTTAATTTTAAATTAGATATTCCAACTTACGCAGAATGGAAAGTTCAAATGGAAAAATTTATGAAAGAACAACCTGAACAAGGCAAAAAATATTATGACCAAGTTCAACAGTTCTGGATGGATTTCTTTAAAGATATGTTTACAATCAAAAAATAAATACTATTTTTTAAAAGGTTTATCTCCTAATATTTTTATATATAAAATATGCTAAAGAATTTGAAGATGGAATTAAAACACAAACATCTGCTAGTTAGAGCAGAAGTTTTAGAACCACCTAAAGATTTAAAGTCTACTAGAAAGTGGATAAGAAATTTAATTAAAGATATTGATATGAAAATATTAGGTGGACCATATGCAAAGTATTGTGAGTCTATAGGTAATAGAGGATTAACTTGCGTTACTATAATAGAAACATCCCATATAACTTTACACTCATGGGATGAAATGAGTCCTGCGTTAGTACAGTTGGATGTTTATAGTTGTAAAGAATTAGATGAGAAGATTGTCTTTGATTATGTTTATAAGTTTCAACCAGTAAGAATGTCTTATAGATATTTTGATAGAGAAAAGAATTTTAAATTAATTAAATTAAAAAAATGAAATGTTTCTATTGTAACGCAGAAGTAAAAAAGAAAAATAATTTAAATAGGTTTGAAGAATTTATTAAACAAACTAATGACAAGCATCAAAGAGAATTAAAAGAAGTTAAAAAAGATAATAAAAGATTAGCATTACAAATTAATGATTTAGAAAAAACGATTAGAAGAATACAAAATGAACACTAAACAAATGAGTAAGATAAGAAATAAAGCTAAAGGTATTTTAGTTGAATGGTTAAAGACTTTGTTAAATAAAGAAGAACAAGCAAAGGTTAATACAAAAAATATATTAACATTACTACCTAACCAAACTCATTACTATCAAGGTGATACCTTTAGACTTCAACCTTGGTCTTATAAATGGGTTGTAAAGAAATTAAAACGCAACTCACAGTTGACAATGGATGATTTAAATGCTATGTTACAACCAACAGAGAAACAATTAAAAAGACAGAAGATGATAGAACAAGGACCACTATAATGCCAAATAAAGATATGTTCAAAGGTATTACTTATGATTCATTAGATAAACAGGTAGATGGAAATCATTATGCTAAAATGAAAATTCAACCTGCTGAATTTATAAATGAAAATAAGTTATTATTTGCAGAGGGCAATGCAATAAAATATATATGTAGACACAAAGTAAAAGGAAAACAAAAAGATATTGAAAAAGCTATTCACTATCTTGAAATGATACTTGAAAGGGATTACTCATGAGTTTATCAGAAGCACAAATAAGACAACTAGAAAAAAGGGCAAAAGGTTTTCGTAGACTTATTGCTGCATTAAATGATTTAAATATGTATGGTATACATGAACAAATAGATAAGATGTTATTTGTTAAGATAGAAAATTTAAAAGAACATTTAAAAAAGAAAATAAAAAGAAACAATGAAAAACTAAATGAAATCTATACTGAAACTATAGATACTTTAGTTGATGATGATTATCAAAGTGGAGAGATAGGTTATCAAGGTCAACCTATACATAAAGAAGAACCTGTTGGTGAATCTTTTATTAGTAAAAATTATAACGAAATGATAGCTGATGAGTAACCAAGAAGATTTAACTTACGAAAATGAAACTGAAGCACCTAGTCCAATGGTTCAAATCTCTATTAAAGAATATGATAAATTAAAAGAGGAACAATCTTTTATAAAAGATAAATCTTTAATTGCTATAATAGATAAGATAGAAGAATTAATTAGAGCATTAAGAAAACATATTGTAAGAACAGATATATAACTTATGAATAATGTAATAGGGCTAGATGGTAAACCTAAAAAACCTACATCACATAAATATAATATGCGTTTATGTTTAGTAGGTACAGATGATATTGATATACAAAATATTCTAACCTTTGGTATAGCTGATGATGGGTTCTTTATGGTAAAGTCATATAATAATATGACACTACCTACCTTCATGACTAATCCTGCAAGAATACAGAGTGTTGAAATTTATAAGGAAGGTGATAAACCTTTAACTAAATTAAAGAAAGGAAAATCTGATGATGATTTTCTTTTAGACCTCTTAAGGAAAAAGCATGAGACCCAATCCAAAAAGCAGTAAAGCTAAACCTAGAGTTAAAAGAAAAGAAGCTGAACTCATGGGTTTTAAATTGATTATAAATAATCAAGGACAATTCATTACCGAAATAAAAAATTATCCTAATGATAAGATACCATTACATTTTAAAAAAGAAAATGCTGGTGTTATTATTGCTATGTTAAGAGAATGTAAAGCTAATTTTTCTGAGTTGTCTGATGATTTAGAAAAGATTGCAAGAGATGTGTTTCATTCTTAGGTGTCTAATTTTTTTTCTTCCTTTTCAGGAGTACAAAAAAATTTAAAAAACATTTTATGTTCGTTAATAGCTTCTGGTCCTAAGACTTCCATTCTAGATAATGATTCTTCATAACCAGAAATCATACAATCATAAAAATTATCAGAAATAGTATTTGACTTGTAAGGGTCAAGGCATTTACCTGCTACTCCTGAACATAAAATTATAAATAAAAATATCTTCATGTTATTGACAGCTTAAACATTCGTCTGAATCATCAACGACTATTTCTTTTTTATTACATTTACAATCTTCACAAGGACAGACTCCATATAAATCAGAGTGACCTTTAACATTGCAATGACAATTGCAACTACAATCTGTACATTTATCTATCTTCATCAGTCTAATATTAAAGAAGTAATCTTCTTTTCTCCCATATATATCTCAATGTTTGCCTTAGACTTCAGACATTGATAGACAACTCTATCTGTAGTACTCTTATCCTTCATAGCATATCTTTTTGATTTAAGACATTGGCTTAAGCTGTCTTGAATTCTGTGTTCTATAATTTGGTTATCTACAATAAGTAGTAAAGCGAAAACAATCTCTATCATTAGTGCGTTCCCTTTCCATTACGAATTAATTTCTCTACATCTTCACTTAATTTTTTAGTTCTTTCTTTTAAAAAATCTATGTTAACAGCATTATTTCTCATACCCTTAAGTTCTTTTTCTAAATCTTCTAATAAACCTGACATATGCTCCACCAACATGAAAAGTTCTGCTTCCCCACTTGACTGACCTAATTCACCCCTAGGGTATTTGATTCTGAATTCTGTATTTTCAATTAAATCTTTTTCCATTAACTCTAAAGTCGTGCTATGCTTATTAAGGGTTTCCTGTATACCAAAAAATGCATACACCCCAATCCCAACTGCCGAGATAATTCCAAGAAGGTTTTTCATAGGCATAGAAATTGCTGTCTTATCTGACACATCAATTCTATTATTCTTCATCTAATTCCTGGACCTCCACAATAAGCTAAGATGCACATAGCAATTATTAATACACTTGTAAAATAATAATTCATAATTGTACCTCATAAATTAGTTATAATTATATCCTGTTCTTGGTTGATTATCTTCTAAAGCTTCAAATAATTTTATCTATTATAATAGTATTCCTATTAATAATCCTAATATGGCTATCATTATCATTTTTTATAACCTAATCCTTTATCTCTGCTTCCCCATAGCTTTTGCCATGACCAAACATTTAATTTGCTAGACCAATGATAAATAAATAAAACAAAATGTTTCATTATTTTTTAACTAATGAACCACCAAAATATAAACCAATAATAGCTGATACTAAGTTGGTATCTAATGGTGTAATAACTAAACTATTTGAAGATAGTGTTACCCATTTCATTATTTCTTTTTCAGGTAAGAAAAAAAATGCAGGTTTAAATTCTAAATATCCTACAATTACACTTACATCTGGTTGTAATATTGGCATTAGCTTTGGTAATAATACTATTGCAAAAACAGCAGTTAATGCTATAATTCTTCTAGTCCATTGAAATCCTTCATTACCATATTCTCTAGCTTCTTTAAATCCTTTTTGCTGTACATCAGCTCTAGCCAATAACATTTTTTGTTCTGCTTGTTTTGCCTTAATACTTTGAGACCATATACTCATTACTCCACCGAGTACAGTAGACCCTAGCATTGTTATCATTTCAAATGGCATTTATTCTCCTTTGTAACTAGGGAGCTATTAAACTCCCTAGCTCGTTAATGTTATTTTATTTTTATTGTTTTAGCTTTTTTCTCTTCAGGTGAGTCTTGATATAATTTTATATTAAGAATACCATCTTTGAAATCAGCCGAATCTACTTTAACATATTCTGATAAAGTAAATTTTCTAACAACACTTCTTGATGCGATACCTTGATGTATTAAACTATCTTTATCTTTATCTTCTTTCTTAGCTTTGATAGTAAGCACACCATCTTGTAACTCACATTCTATATCAAACTTAGTGAAACCAGCTAATGCCATTTCTATCTGATGCTTTCCTTCACCTACTTTTCTTATGTTGTATGGTGGAAAGTTAGAAGTGTTTATTCTTGAGACCTCATTTAATGAATCAAACATTCTATCAAATCCGATAGAGAAGTTTTTAAATGGGTCAAAGTTTATTAAATCGTATTGTGTCATATTAATCCTTTCGTTAAGCGATTTAAGTTTAGTAATCCCTAATGGGCATTACTCTTCCTATATTATAGTAGGAATTCTATGTCGTGTCAACTTTTAAATTTCTTTAAATAATCAGTTAAACTGGTCTTATTTGAATCAGAAGGATTGTACTCACCATTAGATGTTAAAAATAGTTTCATCCCTTCTTTACCTCCTAAATGAGCAACAGCAATTAATCCATTTAAAGTAACAGTTACTCCATTAATTTTTTTACCAATATATGAATCTAATTTCTCATTAGATACAAAACTTTTTATATCATTCGTATGCCATTTAAATACTTTATCTTGTAATTTATTATCATTTATAAAAGTTTTATTATTAAACTTTTCTCCAGTAGCATCTTTATAATCTTGTAATCTATCATCTCCAAATTGATATGCTCCCATATAACCTTCAGTATTTACAACAGTATAATCATCAGAACTTTCAGATAGTTTTAAATCTTCTTTAAAAGTATCTACTTCTTCTACAGTATTCTCTTTTGTTTTTAAAGGTTTCTTTTCAGGTACAATAACTTTTTCTTCTTCTATCATAGTAGTTACTTGGTCATCAACTGTATCTACTGGTTCTCCACCAACTAAGTCGGATGTATCTGTTATATCTCCATTTGATAAACCTAATCTTGCAACTTGTCCACCTACTGAATATTTTTTTAGTTTAGTAATCATAACACCAGATGTACCTATGTTATATTTACTAGGAATTTTTTCTATTTTAAATAAATCTCCTAAAATTTCTTTTATATATTTTTGTAATTCAGTTTGAGTAAAACCTTTTTGAAAAGTCTTACTACTACCTGTACCAAACAACCATCCATCACTAAACTTGATTGCATTTTTAGAATTCTTAGCTTGAGTAGCAACATCTTTTCCTCTTGTAGTTATGATTGCTATACCATCATCACTTAATAATTCTCCTATATTTTTTACAACAGTACTTCTTTCAATAGGATTTTCAATTACATTTAATACATTAAGATTTACTATACCATCTTTAGATGCTTTACCTTCAATTGTAAGTACATCATCTATAGATTTATATGTAGGTACTTTACCTCCTGATTGAAGAATTTTTTCATCAGGTACAAATGGTTCATGACTTGTAACTTTTTTATTTTTAAGTTGTCTTGTACCTAGTCCTGTTCCTGCACCAAAATCATGTACATTTTTTTTATTTAAATCTGTTAAAATTTTATTTGCTTTTTTATAAGTACCAATTGTTGTATTGATAGCTGTTCTATCTCTCTTAATTAAATAATTAGCAGCAAGTTTAGATGCAATTTTACCTATAGAAAAATTTTGTCTAGCTACACCACCTCTATTAAAAGGTATTTTAAATTGTTTATCACTAAGAGAAGTATTTACTTTTTGTGGGAACCACATTCGTTTCACCCATCTTCTCCAATTAGGAAAAGGCATAAATCTTTTTTCCATTGCCTTCCATGCATCAAGAGGTTCACCTTCTAAAAGTTTTTTAACAGCAACACCAGGAGTTGTTAAAATTTGTGCAGCAGGTGCAAACATAAACCAAGGGTCTCTCTTACCTGGACCTATAAATCTATTCATAAATAAATCTGATTGCCAACCAGCCATACCTGATAGTTGTCCTGACTTAGCTAAAAACTCTGCCATATTATATTCAGGATTAGTATGTACTTCTCCATCTTTAGCCAACTCTCTTAACTGTTGAATACCACCATATACAGGAATAACAGCTAAAGTTTTAATTAAAGTTCTTACATCACCATTTTCTATTCTTGTTATAA